TTGTTTTATTTCTTCCTGATTCGTCAGTAAATGTTGTAGATGATGAATTTGTTGTAAAGGCTAAAGTTGTAGAGCCTGTTATAGTTAAATTGTAAACACCAGAAATAGCATTATCAATTTCTTGTAGGTTAACGTTTGTGATTGTACCCCATGTACCGGAGTTTTCACCAGTTGCCTGAAGATTTAAACCTAAATTACTAAACGTACTTGCCATATTAAATTCTCCTTATCATTTTTTTAAGGCTTTGTCATCATGGTAAATTAACCCATGTTTGACTACCTGATGCATTTATAGTGCTCCAAGTTTGTGTTGTAGTAGCATTTATAGTATTCCATACTTGAGTAGTTGTAGCATTTATAGTGCTCCAAGTTTGTCCAGTAGTTGGATCTATTGCAGACCAAGATTGACCTGTTACAGGGTTTATTATAACCCAGCCATATACAATAGGGCTTCCTGTTCCTATTGTCAATAAACTTCCAACAGGTTGAATAACTTGTTGAGTTTGTATTATTACATTACCAACCCCTACATTTACTTCATTTCCTGTAACATAATAAGTAGATCTTATTGTAGGAGTACCTGTTCCAACAGTTAATTCTGATCCAATAGGAGTTACACCTACACCTAAATTAATAGTAGGATTACCTGTTGAAATAGTTACTTCATTACCATCTACATCAACATAATTTTTAGCAACTACAACAGGGTCACCTGTAGATAAATTAATATTAGATCCAACAGCTTCTACAATTGTAGGAAGAGCAATAGTAACTTGACCTGTAGCAATTTGAACTTCAGATCCTGTAACTGGGAATATGGCATCTAATTTAAAGTTTAATGTTCCGCTTCCAATTGATAATTCTTGACCAACAACAGCATCTGTTACATTACCTCCTGCAACAATGTTTGGATTTTGTACTAATAATTCTAATAAATTTCCTGAAGTTCCAGCTGTAGCTTTTGCAATTACAACTGCATCATTAATAACAAGACTTAATTGACTACCAACTGTTGTTACATATGCATGACCTGTAAATTGTAATTCACCTGTTTGAATTCCAAGTTCAACAGAAGATAAAATTACATTAGCAGAAGCTTTAATAATAATTGTTTCATTACCACCCCAAGCATATTCACCCCAAGAATTTAATCCCCATCCTGCTTGAACAGGAGGAGTAGCTAAACTTAATTGTAAATTTGGATCGGGTGTAATATCTCCCCATACACCATTACCCCAAGTAGAAACACCCCAAGTACCATCATCAATACCACCAACATAAATGGTTACATCAGTGGATAAACCACCCCAATTTATTGAACCCCAAGATGAATAACCCCAGTAAGTATTTGTAGCCATAGTGTTATGGCAAAATTACTACGAAATTCTTAAAACTGCGCTCGTAGAATTAGCTGCTGGGAATTGAATAGTAAAGTCGCCGTTTGTTGAAGTTTTGCTTCCACCAAAATCTAAAACAACAACTGCTGCTTTAGATTGAGTTGTATTATATATTAAACAGCATGATGCTGTAATTGTTGCTGTTGAAAAAGTTGCATCCGCAAAATCTATGAATGAAACGTTTTGTGCAACAGTTGATCCTAAATTTGTTAAAGTTGTTCCACCAGCTGTATAACCAGTTCCAGTAGCTTCATTTGTTGTAATGTAATTTGTAGTTCCTGTAGAGAATCCTGAAACAGTTGTATAAAGAGATAAATAAAAAGTATTTCCTGCAGTTGAAGAAAAATTATGTGTTCCTAGAAACAATTGATTTTTAAAACTATCCGGTACTATATTTGCCATGTTAACTCCTTATTATCCTTGTTGTTGTCCTTGAGGAAGGATACGAACTTCACCATCAAGGTATTCGTCTCTTCTTCTTCTACCAATTTGTTCAACACCAAAGGATTGTTTAGCCTGCTGATATGATTGTTCAAATTGAGCTATCATATTATCAGGCCCTTTGATATATTTATATGTTTCTACCAGAGATCCATATAAAAGTAAATCTTGAGCATATACAGATACATAACTAGTACTTGTAGTGCTAGATGTAATAGTAACAGGTTGTTTATAATATGCAATATTTATTATATAAGAAGCATTTGGCGTTGGAGCTACAAACCAAGTAGTCTCATTCCAAGTAGCATAATATTTAGGTTCTGCGAAATAAGTACTAGAATTAGGGGTTGGACTATATTCAGCTAAATAAGAGCTATCTTTTTCTAATAAATTAGAAACAGCTCCACCTGAATCAATCATTTCTACATATCTTATATTTCTAAGTCCTGATGGTACAGAAATAGTAGAAGTGCCTGAAATAGTTACAGCTGAAGCATATAACTTATAAGCATCAATATTAATTTCTCTGTAAATTCTATTTTCAGTATTTTGAACAATAACAGCAACAGTTGAATCTGATAACATGTTATCAGATAACTCTGAATAGTTTCTAATTTGATCTCTTAGTTCTCCGTAATTCATATTATATAGTCTGTGCTGTTACAGACCCTCCTCCAATAACACCATTAATTATAGCAGTTCCTGATGATGCATTAAAGCTATAATTATTAGCATTGATAACTGTAATACTATAACCTGTTGTAGTTGCAAGTGCTGCAGTAGTAAATCCAGAACTAGAATTAAAATTATTTAAAGCATTAACATTAGAAAATACAACTGTATTTCCTGTAGCTCTTCTATGATTTGGTTGATTAACTCTAATTGTAGAACTTCCAATAGAAATTACAAAAGGATTTTCTGGTAAAGCAACAGCAGCTGGTCCTATTGTAATATTTGTGCCACCAAAGAATCCAGTAGCATTTGCTGTAGTTGATAAATTAAAACTATAATCATTTGTATTAACAGATGTAATTGTAAATCCTTTTGTAGTAGTTAATGCAGTTGCACTAAAACCATTTGCTCCTAATACATTTGTAAAAATAACTGTGCTTCCTAATTTAGTACCATGTCCCGGGTCGCTAACAACGAGAGTCGAGCTGCCTGTGACAGAATATAAAGGGTTATTTCCTAATGCTACAATAACTGCTGGTTCAACTCTATCAGGTCTAGCATTTTGTAAACCTTGAGGATCGTTACCTGGAACTTTAGGTTCTAATTGAGGATGTTTAGGTTCATATTCAGATACATGTACAAAAGATCCATTCCATTCTGTAACCATGTCAATGTATTTAAATCTTTGTCCTGATCTATCAGATACTGCCCAGGATTTCTTTCCTGATGAATAGGTTGTCATTATAGTCCATCTCCAAAATAAGTTTTAGGGGAAATGAATAAAGAAGTTCTTTGACCATCTTCTAATAAAGCTCTTTGTAAATCATCTTCATAGAACATTCTTAATTGTTCTGTTCTCTGAGGTGCATGTTTAATACTTAAATAATAAGCCATACCAGAAGTTAAAGCTGGTAAAAATCTAAATACAACGTCTGGTGTATTTGTATAAGCACCCGCATCTTCTAATCTAGCTAAATAATAAAATCTAAATTGATAATCACTTGGATTAGCTGAATTTGAATAATTTGATCCTGCAGTTAAATATAAAAATATACTTGGACTGTATGTTCTTTGAACATAGTATTGAGAAGGTGTTCCTTGAGATAATTTATTAGGTAAAGCCGCATATGCAGATCTATCTATTTTAGTAAGTGAAATATCTACAGGAGAAGCAGGTACTGTGTTATTTCTAACGTAAGCTTCTAATACATCATTTATATCTTGAGGATAATTAGTAGTATCAGCTGTGTAATTATATTCTGCTTGTCCTAAAACTAATGGAACAGTTGCTAGTTTTACTTTCCATAAATGTACACCTCTATTATCTAATTCTGATAATAATAGATTTAATGATCTTCTTGCTGATCTTAAATGATATCCACTTCTACTTCCATCAATACCTATACGTTCATAAGCTTCTTGAAAAAGCTCATCTATATCCAGATTGAATGAAGTAGTTCCGGATGTTGTCATTGTACCTCTACTTGTCTATAAATACAGTAAGAGTCAATCCAGACATTGATGTTGCACCAATACCATTTTCGTAAAGTACACCATCTTCTGGTAAATACATAGTTTCAGTTCCGCTAGCTCCAACAATAACTGGAATGTAATATCCACTAGTACTAGATCCTGAAGTTGTTGCTCCAGAAATAACTGTATTAATAGATGCAACACCTGTTGATCCAGGAGTTGTAGGCTGAGCAATAATTCCTCTTAAACGAGTTCTACCCGCAAAGAAAACACCGTTAGCTGTTAATGTGACCGGTTTGACGTCACCTTTATAATTTGGCATTCAAAACCTTTATTTGTATTTTATAGGGACCCCGGAGAGTCCCCATAAAAGAATTTTAGTTAGTGTATGTTTCTTCACCAGGTTTAGCCGTAGCGTCATTAAATGTAAACACTATTACACCTGTAACGTTACCTGTGCCTGCTGTAGATCCAACACTTGCTACAACTGTAGTATTAGCTGTAAGACCAGCTGCAACTACTAAACTTCCTGTAAGTGCGTTAGTACCTTTTGCTCCAGAAACTAAATTTTGTGCAATTCCAGTTGAGTTAGCTGCAGATCCTAAATTAATAGTTGTTGTAGCTCCACCAGCTGAAGTAGATAATACCGCAAAACTAAGTGGTATAGCACCTTGTGGTAATACAAATGGAGCTAAACTATTTACAGTTGCTCCAACTGATACCGCAGTTGCTGTTGTTGTTGATGCTAAGAAAGTAATAACTTCAGAAGCAACTAAAACTGCTGGTGTAACACCAGAACTTTTATCTTGTCCGCCGTAAGTTCTTACATATCCTTGAAATGTACTTTTTGTTCCCATGATCGTATCCTCCTAGATAATCCAATGTAGTCATTAGGCATGTCGACTATA